CCTGCTCCGCTACGACAGCTGGAGCGACGCATTCATCGACATGGCAATTCTCAATGACGATTCTGAAACTATCCGTAGCGATGACCGCAGCCCTCGCACTTCTCCAACCGACCATCGCTGACGCCCACCACGGCGGTCGCCACGTCACCGCGACTGTCTACCACAGCTGGTTCCACGGTCGGCCCGATGCCTGCGGTGGCACCTACAACGACTACCGCGTCAGCGCCGCCCACCCTTGGCTGCCCTGCGGCACCCGCGTCAGGGTGACCCATCGGGGCCGGTCCCTGGTGGTGCCCATCACCGACCGCTGCGCCTGCGAGTCCATCGACCTCAGCTACGAAGCCGCCCGCCGCTTGGGCGTTCCGACTGACGGCATTGCCACTGTCCGTATTCAGGAGTTGTAATTGTGAGCCGACAAGACGCCTTTTTTGATTGGTGGGAGAAAAACCGGGAGATTTATTGCAGTTATGACAGCGCAATAAAGGTCGCCTACGGGACGTGGCTGGCGGCTCTGGACTGGAACGATGTCCGTCACCTGCGTGAACAGCTGCGCCAGGACCTGAAATCCCAGCTTGACCCCTGCGCCGATGGCTTCTGCCCGGTGTCGCTGTTCCAGTCCGTCGATGATGACACGGAGGGGAGTGCATGAGCAGCATCCCCGTCCGGGTGCTGGAAACCGGCCAGTCGTTCCCGAGCCTCCCAGCCGCCATAGCGGCGCTCTTCTGCCGCCGCAGGACGGGCCGGGACTACATGAACTTCGACGAGGGTAAGCCCATCAGCGGGCTGCACATCTACCCCGCTGGCGAAGACCCGAGGGTCTGGTTCCAGCAGCCGCCGCCGCCCGGCCAAAGCCAGGGACGCCGCACCCCGGTGCGCTGCATCGGCACCGGCACCATCTACCCCTCAATGGCGGAAGCAGGCCGCGCCAACCGCGTCACAGCAGCCGCCATCTACGAAGCCATCCACCACCGCACCAGATGCTGCGGTCACTACTGGGAGTACGCCAATGGACACGAAGCAACAGCCCGACAACATCAAGCACCCGCCGCACTACACACAAGGCAGCATCGAGTGCATTGACGCCATCGAGCAGGTGGTAGCCCACTACCCGCCCGATATGGCCTACCACGTCGGCTGCATCCTGAAGTACCTGTGGCGGGCTCCCCACAAAGGCACCTTCGTTCAGGACCTGAAGAAGGCCCACTGGTATCTGGAACGTGCCCTGGAGACGACCGCAGAATGGTGAACTGTCGTGAGTGCGGCAAGCGTTCCTACGGGGGCACCGAAGCCCGCAAGCAGGCCCAACTCTGCTACGACTGCTGGCGCAGCACCGTCGAGTGCCGCCTCAAGGAGTCCGGTCGCCGCCGGAAGAATTTCACCGGTGCGCGTTCCATCTGCGACCTCGCCCCTGGATGCCGGGTCCGCAAGGTCAAGATCGAACTCTTCAACAACCGCACCCCTCCCGAGGAGGGCACAATCGTCAGCGCACCCGTTCTGGTCGGGGGTAACTGCTGGCGAGTTGAAGTCCACTGGGATGGCCGTCCATCCCCCCAAGCTGTTGACGTTCGTCGTGTCTCCCTATGCCCAATCCCCGACCCGTCCTGTGCGTCGAAACAGGAATCGTTTACCGCTCAATGACCGAGGCTGCCCGCGCCGTCCATGTCTGCTGGTCCGGGGTTAGCCATGCCGTCCGAGGGGGCCATGCTGCCGGTGGGTATATGTGGCGCTACGCCGATGGCACCGTCCCACCGACCGCCAAGCCCCGCCGATATCGCCGCCTGCGCCGCGTCGAGCGTGAGGATGGCGTCGTGTTCGACTCAGCCAAGGCTGCCGCCCGCAGCGTCGGGGTCCACGTCCAGACCATCTACAGTGCCGTCTCGAAGCACCAGACCGCTGGCGGCTACTACTGGAGGTACGTCCAATGAAGCGACTGGTTGGCCCACCCCCAGGCTGGGCAAGCGAAGGCTACGGAGCCCAGTGGGGACCGCGTGGGTTCCGAGCCTGGACGCTCCATGACCGCGAAGTAACGTGGCTGGACTGGCACCCGGAACTGATAGTCGCCTTGGACCAAGCCGAGGAGTTCTACCATGTAGCAACCTAGTGACTGCGTCTTGCGCTGCCCCGGCCTCGGTCGGGGTTTTTCTTTGGGGGCATGGTGGGGACACGGCCCAGTCCGGCCAGCACCCGCGGCGATGCTACAATCGGGCACCCGGTCGGGTCCTGTCTAGCTTCGGTGATAGCCGAAAGGAAAAGTCAGGTCGGCCCCCGACTGGGCCATTTGTGGGATCGCCCGTTAGCATCAAACCCCGTTGCCGCTCATCCGGCCCCCGACTGGGTTACAATCACGAGCGCCAAGGCTTTCCAATAACCGCCAGCGTAACTGGCATTGGGAAACTGACACCCTTGGCAGCGGTTCACGGGCTGTCGAAATCCGGGGGGCCGCATTTTTATTGACACGTCAGTAAGTTATGGACGTGTCCATATCGCGTTCATAAATCCGCCACCACAACCAAAAAACCCCGAGGGTAGGAGGACACCTCGGGGTTCTTCGGACTTTCTGACCCAGCAGTTCTAGCCGCTGTGCCAGACCATTCTAGCCCTTGCTGGCAGCGACAGACCGGTCTTGGTTGTAGCGGCCCGTCTCGCGGTACGAACGCTCACAGGGTTCCAGCATCGCGTCGAACGCCAGCTGCCCAATCTTCAGGCCGGGGTACAGCGGCAGGTCTGACCAGACCAGAGCGTTCTTCAGCTCCAGCGTCAGGCGGCTGCCGTGCCAGCCTGGGTCGCAGTACCCGGCCAGCATATGCTGATAGCCCTCGCGGCCACGGGATGATTTCAGCTTGAATACCGCTGCCACGTTGTCAGGCAGCGCAAAGAACTCCTGCGTCTCGGCAAGGCAGAACTCACCAGGGGCCAGCCAGTAGGGGCTGTCGTAGGTGGCTTCGGAGATATCAATCTCGCGGAACCCCATCTTCTCTTCGAGCAGGATGGTGCTGCCGAGGGTCACGTCATACGACGCGGGATTCAGTTGGGACTCGCGGTAAGGGGAAATCATGCCCTCTAGGGCCAGCTGACGAATCCGGTGGTCAGGGAGTCTCATGCAGGGTCAGAACGTGTAGACGGTATCGCTCCTGAAGCTGCTCCTGGCTCACTCCAGCCATCGAGGCAGCGTCGGGCAGGTTGATTTTACCGCCGTCGAGCAGGGGGAACACGTGAGCCCGGATGCGGATCCACTGCCGGGCCGATTCCGAGATGCTGCTCAGGGGTTCATTGGGAGCCGGGGGGAGGGGGGTCATTGCTACCTCGGGGTGACATCAGGGCGAACATCGAGCCGGTGTAGAGCAGCACTAGGTCCATGAACTTCTCGCGGACCTTGGTGTCGTAGAGCGACAGCCACCCGGCGATGACCACCATCAAGGTCAGCAGCATCGCCAGGATGCGGAAGCGTTCCGGGTTAGAACTCATCCTTGCCCGTCCGCATCATCCGGGCCAGTCGTCTTGCTCTCTCGCCCACCTGCGCAGCCCAGCGGCTGTTCAGCATTTCCGTGGCAGCCCGGTCATAGTCGCCGCTGGCGACCGCCGCGAGGGTCTGCTTGAACGCCAGTAGCCCGTCGATGCCCAGGTTGAAGCACATATCCACCAGCACCCGCTGCCGGATGTCGTCCAGCCGGTCTATCCACGGCAGTTCCACCCGCACTGCGGCAATCGCTCGGGCGATGTCACCACGGAGCAGCCCCAGGGCTTCCTCCTGACTGATGCCGACATCATCGAGGTTCCTGCCGATGCCGATGGTGAGCCTCCCAGCGGTGCAGCGGTATGGCTTCAACCGGACACCTTCATGTAGGACCAGTTGCTTCTGGAGCAACGACAGGCTGACAGCGTCCATCAGTAATCCCAAACGCGACTAGGTCCGAGGTCGAGGTGGGTGAACCCGCGCCCTGAGCTCTGCCCTCGGCCAACGCCTCCGGGCCAGTTCGCCTCACACCACCGCTCAAACTCGCGGCCATCGTACCCCAAGGGATAGACATCCGCAGCATGGCCCTGCAAATGCTGGCTGTTGCTTACTCCGCCCACACGGCGGTTCGTCTCCGGGTCGCGGAACCATGACGTGATGCCCAGCGGGCCAAACCTGTCACGCAGGTCATCTAGTCGCGTCGCCAGTCGGATGACGTTCGCCTTCACAGCAGCGTCGGCACGGTCGCGACGGTACGGATCCCACTGGAACGCTTCGCCGACTGTGAACCACCGGCTGACTCTGCTGTTCCAGTCCATCCAGTCCGTTGTCTTGGGAGTGTCGACAGCAGGCGTGCGGTAGATGCGGACCCAGTTCGCGTCGTCCGCCAGCAGCTGCGGCGGCATCGCCTGGGCAAGGTCATCGACGGCAGCCCGGTGCTTCGGGTTCTTGTCGTCGTAGTGGCGGAAGAAGTCTCTCAGATGGATGGTCATTTAGCGCCCACCACTTTCAGTTCGATGTCGCGGACTCTAGCTTCTAGCGCAGTGACCCGGACTTGTGAATCCTTCACGATGTCGAGAAGCCGCGTCTGCTGGGCTTTGATGTCCGAGATGCTCATCTGGAGTGACCAGAGCAGACCGGCGATGGATAACGCCGACATGGCGACGATGGTGGGTGCGGCTTCGGCCAGCACCCGTTCCAGGGACATCTGCCGACGGTCTGTCATCGTGAGAACCAATGCTTCCATTAGATTCTAAAGCCGGGGGAATTATGCCCCTACGGTAACGGGCGACCCGAAAGCCGCCCGTCAAGATTCATTGCAGGGGGTTCGGCCCGAGGATGCCGGGCCACGCCGCCTTCAGTTCCTCTACCGTCTCAGCAGCGGTGATAGCCGGGTCTTTGGTCACGTCCCGCAGCTGCTGCTTCTGGTCCGCGATGGTCGCTGTGTCCT